GTCTGTGATGTAAGTCTAAATGAACTTAATCCAACAATTTGTCCTCCAGTCACAGTGGTAAATCCAGTAAATTGGCCACTAATATCATCTATCAATTCAACTCTAGCAGATTTAATACTTAATAAGTTTTTAATTTTTCTGTTCTGGAAACTTATGAATTTAGATAATCCAGTTGATATAGTTTCTTCTGTAGCAAAATCATAATCATTAGTAACTAAAAATGATGCAACATTATCAATGTCAACTTTAATACCAGTAGCATTATCAGCTACTCTTGGCGCAAGTGTTTGTTGATTATTAGAATTAGTTCTACCTAAACCTACAGTCGGTAGTGTTTTTATAATTAAATCAGAGAAATTTTTATATCCACTTGGATGAATATTACTATCTACAACATCTGCAAAATCTTTCTCTTGAACCTCACTCTGAATAGAATATGAGAAGTTTTGATAATAATCACTATCTTGTATTCTTTGAAGGTTACTACTCAATTTACCAGTATTTTTCTGCCATCCTTTTTCTCTTTCTGCATTAAATCCTAGTGAAAAATATTTTTCATAAAACTTAGATTGTACAACTCTTCCTTGAGCTCGAGATATTTTTCCTACAACAACATCTCCTACATATGGAGTTCTCGTTAATTTTTCTAATCTAAACGAATTGGTATTTGGATCCCACCCTTCATTTTTAACAATATTTGCTTTTGCTTCCCCATTTCCAAATGTAACTGGCTCTCCGTTAATAAAATCTCTATTTTCAAAAGTTACACTGAATGTAGGTAAGTCTTCTTTTTTAATAACTCTTCCAGCACTATTGTCTGGATCAAACTTACCACCTGTACTACCAATGCCTGTTAGAGTATATTCAATTCTAGAATCAGTAATATTTCTATTTGTTATTGTAAAATATCTGTAATCATACATTCTAGAATTATATCCAGCTACTTCACCTTGTTCATAAGTTCTAGAATCTGTGCTAGGCACAGGTTCTGGATATCCCTGTTCTATCCCTTGTGCGTCTAATTCTGGTTCACCTTTGATATTAATATTTTCAACAAATATCTCATCTCCTACTTCAAATGGGAAATTAGTGCCTCTTACATGGGCTTCAGGCCTCCAACCTCCTATGGGTTGTTTAATGGTGATGAATTGTGTCACACCATTAGATGTAGCAGTGACCACACCAACACCATTACTATTATTAACTGCATAAATTCTTGGTGGGTTGGGTACTAAATCAAATCCAGTTAAACTGTCTCTTAGAATTCGTATTGATCCTATACCAGTTCCTTCAAGACTTACCTCAGTATCTGCATTTGGTCTATCAATAAAAAATAAATCAGGAGCAGTACTATAATTTCTTCCAGATGTTACTACACCAATACTTCCAATAGCAAAATTATTTTTAACTGTTACAGTTACAGGTGTATCTGCTCTAGGACTTAGAGATTTATCAGTGGGATAATCATATCCCATCTTAATCACTTCTTTATATCCAGCACGGCCAATATAATCATCAAACATGCGTACATCAGCATCTCTTCCAGATACTGTTCTTATAGTATTAATGCCAGGATTTTTTATATAATCTACACCACCAAAATCAATTGAAACTTCATTAATACCACCAGTAGCATTAAGAGATTTTGTAAGATATCTAAATGTTGTAATTCCAGTTGGTGCATATGAAGTAACTTCTGGTTTGTAAGGCACTTGATATGTAAATGATGTAGTTCCTGTAGTTTTAATTCCAAAGTTACCAGCATATACACTTGGATCAATTGTTATCTTAGATCCATTTATAACTTGTTTGTCAGGCTCAGAATCTCTCTTTGTTACATCAATCGTATCAAGGTTTACAGGAACAAGTTTATACCATAATGGTAATTCAATATTATCAGTTAGTTTTACTTTAACAGTAGACGCACTAACTCCAGATACCCCTGTTCTTACTATTTCTGTTGAAATACCAACTCCATCGAATTTGTTAGTGAAGTTCTCATCTTTATAAAATTCAAGTTTAAAGTCTGTAAGTGATGTATCAGATACAGCAAAACCAACTGTTTCACCTCTTAGAGCTTTGATAGGTGGATTTATTCTTGCAAATCGATGGAATCCTTGACCCACATTAGTTATATTAACAAATGCATTTGGAATACTTATGGAGTCTTTTCTATTATCAAATAATCTAAATTTATCTTTAGTCAATCTCTTAGTATAATATTCTCCTCTATCTTTAAGTGGAGTTACAAGTGGCTCTATGGCAGAAACAGTAATTGTTATTCCAGAACCCACATTACCATTATTATCAGGAACAGAAAGGGCAGGAATTGTAATTGTATCTCCAACTTTATAATTCTGTCCCTTTGCAACTATCGTTATAGAACTAAAGGTTCCACTAGAAACAGTAAGTGTTACTGTAAGACCAGTTCCACTTCCATTACTTGATGTCGTTGTTGCTGTAAGTGTTCCATCACCAGTTCCATTAATTTTGTATCCAGAACCAGATCCAGTTAGAGTTAATCCAGTAATTCCCGATAAACCAGCGTAGAGAACTTTATCTCCATCATTAAATCCATGATCTGTAATTGTGATTGCAGAATCAGTCGTAGATATAGCACTACTATTAACATACTTTGGATCTACAATTGTTTTTCTTGCAAGAGTATCATATTCAATAGATTTATTAACTAAAGTATTTGGTGCAACATCAACAGTTATTTGATCTTTAGTTTTTAATTCATGAGCTTCTGATGTGTTTACAACAACGTCATATCTATCAAGAGATCCGATATGTTCCTCATTAGTTGTTTTAAGTGAATGATCCGTTAAATTATTATCAACAATAGTTACGAAATAAAGTGATGTGGACGTACTGCCAATACCTGTCCTTGTTGTCGATAATCCTAATAAATCATCACTTCTTTTAACTGCAAAGACAAATTGTTTATCAACAAGTGGAAAAGAATTACCTAATCCAACAGACTTAGAAACAACTAATGGATTTCCTACACCACTATCATATTCTAGTCTCTGTCCTGTTACAAAACCATGATTTGGAATACTAATTAAATTACTACCATTACTCCCTGGCTCTCCCTCATGTGGAGGATATAACTGTTGTTCCACTTCAGGTATAAGAGTACCATCATTAGTTTTTATCCTTACGATATTATGAGTTCCTATACCAGATTTACTCAATACAGTTCCGCTTCCATCTGTGGCAACAACAGTTCCTATACCAGCCTCTATACTTACAACTTGTGTTGTAGTTCCTATACCAATACTAGATTGTGGATTAAATATTAATAACTCATTACGTGCGATATTTAAGTTGGTATTAATACCAATTGAAAAAGTAAATCTTTTTTGATCTATTGATACTCTTTTACCAGCATGATGAAATGTTTGTCCGATACCAGTTTGTCTTAAAACTTTGTATCTGTTCAAAGTTGTATCTATTTCTAAAACTTTAAGTCTCTCTTCATTATTACCTACAACTATTATATCACCAACTGCAATGTCATCATCTTTACTTCTTCCCCCAACAACATCAGTTAATTCTAAAAAGGCAGTAGGGCCTGTGCCAATAGGGAAAGTTCTTTCTTGAGGTGTACCAGCATTATAAGTTCCAGCAGTCCTAACAGTCATTGCCACACCTATAGTTGATGTAATTGAAGAAACCCCAATGGTTCTAGGGCCTTCAAGAAATCTCATTTCACCAGTTCCGATTCCAGAAATATTAACTAAATCATTATTCTGTAATCCATGAGGTGCATCTGCAATACCAAAACCTAATCCATTTCCATAATCAAATGCAATATTATCAACAGTTGTTTTATTGTAAGTAATTTGATTAATACCTTTTCCAACAAGAGTCCTAACTTTTGCACTTGCACCTCTACCACCACTTTCACTATTGTTAAATGAAATTCTATCTTTTACTTTATATTCTACGCCTGGTGTTAAAACATTAACAGATCCTATACCACTTGTAGATATTGTTTTGATTAAAAGCTCAGTATCATCAATATTATCAGAAACAAGATAATCATAATTAGCTCCTACAAATCCAAGTTTATATGGTAATGTATTTCTTAGAAGTTCACCACTATTCAAGACACTCATATTCTGTAAAGATAATGGTTGGCCATTCATCTCTACTTTTTTAAATTTGTATCCATTTAAAGAATATGGAAACTGTGGTGGTTTAGATGTTCTGAAAGGTGATGTACCTCCATCCTGATCACCGATGGTGCAGAAATATGCATAAACACCATTTGGATATTCTGGAGTTTTGCAAAATCTTCCATTATACATATCCAAATCACCATCTGCAGTATAATCATAATCTTCAACAAATGATCCAAGAGCAAAATCAGAAATAAGAGACCTGTCAGTTTTAAGATTTAAAGTATAACTTGATTTTAATCTACGAATCACACCTCCAGTAGGGGTGTCATGCCCGTAAGGCCCATATATTGGAGCACCATCATAAGCCCATCCAACTATTGGGGAATGTCTAAATGCACCAAAATTACCTCCTGGCTGTTCGCTTAAATCATCTTTATCAATGTTATCATCTAGTTCTATTCTTAATTTTCTAGGTAGATACACCGATGTAAATTTACTACCATACTCTGGATTTTGACTTGGTACGATAATACCATCGTCTTCATCTGTAATATATTGTTCATATTTCTTTAAACTAGTTAATTTCCACTCTGTCAAGTCCGCTCTAAACACAGCACCAGAGCCCTGTGGCTTGACCCTCACTGTGGTATTTGGTTGTTGTGTATAACCCTTACCACTATCAATAATATTGATATTAGATAAAGACCCATCAGAATTAACATTAGATAAAAGTTTTGCATATTTACCTTCACCTTCCACAATTAACTCTGGAGGTGATGCATATTCATTTCCTTTAATTTTAACAAATGCACCTGTTATCTCTCCAGTCTCTGTATTTACTCCAACTGTAACTAAAGCACTTTTACCATTAGAAATAGTAACCAATGGCCTTAGATGTGCATTAAGAGTATTACCTGATCCATAACCTCCACCATCTTTAGTTAAGAAAACATCAGTTATTGTTCCAAGACAACGTGGTCTAATCACAGGTGCTAAAGCAGTTGTTCCAAAACCAACAGTGGCTTGTAAACTTACAGATATGTCTGGATATTTAAATGTGTGATTACCTGATCCATTTGATTGTAAATCTACATATCTACCTTTAAAATAATTAACACTAGAAGTTGTAGTTCCTATACCAGCACTACAAAGACGGAATTTATTTTCATCTAAAACAATAATTTGATAGTTTTGAGATGTTTGCAAACCAGCTATGGGTGATGCTGCAGAATCTATTTCTATAATTTTATTATTAGACGCATTATATTTGAATGTTGCATCATTTTTATACTCTACTAAGTCTCCTGATTTAAATCCATGACTCCTAAAATAGATATAGTTATTTGCAGTGTTTATACCACTTCTAACACTATTTCTATCAAAGTAAGTTACAGAAGGATAAGAATCACTATTAACAATTACTTTCCTATTTGAATATCCAGAACCAGCATTTTCTATCTCAATTTTATCTAAAACATTTCTAAAAGTAGTTGCTATTATTTTATGGCTACCAGTTGATATACCTGTGATATCTATTGGGTTTGCACCCGCCACAGAGTCTTCTAGAGACCCTGTAAGTTTAATTTGAGTATCATTAACTTTATCTACAAAATATACAGAATTGTGTACCAAACCTCCAATATCTGGTGATGATGTATTATTTTCATATACAACAGTTTCTCCATCAAAAAATAAATGATCCGATAAAAAAGTAATTACATCTGTAGTGGTATTTACGTTTGTTTTTGCGTCAAATGTTCTAGAGTTTCTAGTAGCTCTTAATCTTGCTTTTGCAGATGCACCTGTTCCATTTCCTCCAGTTATTGAAACGTTTGGAACAGTCTTCAAATCATATCCACCAGAGAGAACATCTATACTTTTAAAATTACCTTCAACTACAGCGTAAGCACTAGTACTAGTGCCTATACCCACACCAACCACATCATTAATCGCTATATTTGGGGGTGTGATTACATCATA